GAATTCGAATCCGCCACTCCATAATTGACATACGTAACTGGGTCGCGATTACGTGGCATCGACTACCACCTATTAACCGTTGGTAGCTAGATCGCTGTCGGTACGTAGAGCAGGACCACCGCCTAGTTCGCCTAGCTGACCTGGTAAGTTAGGTATTACAATGTTACCAACGTGATAATCTGCGGCGTCGTATGTAATAGAAATAGTCAATGTCATTGCATCACTAGAACTATAATCTAAGTCACCAGTCTGGTAATCATTAATAAAACAACCATTAATTGACCATGTGTCTATAACACCAGTTTCATCTTGGCTACCGTCTAACGTTTGAATTAGCAAACCGAATTTGTAATTAGAACCAGCCAATGGACCGCTTTGATTTGCATGGTCCATTTGACGACCCATTTGAGCGGCAATTAAACTTGCAATCTCATTATTGATGTCATCGCGAACTGTGATACTAATTGGACTCCAGCTGTGCTTTCCTGCAACATAGATCTTACTGTTATAAACATCTAACTCTGTAGTTTGATGTTGTAACTGTGGGCGACCTACGCTGACAATTTGGCTCGTAAAAGTGTTTACGCCTGGCAACAAACCATTACCAGCACCAATGAATACTACTCGAAATCTATATTTTAATTTAGGCATTAAAATTGGTGAATCGCCACCAGGTACGCCAAATTTTGATAATTGTGCCATGTTATAATAACTCCTTTACGGACATGCAGTTATTTAGCCAAAAGCGATACGAAAAATTAACTACATATAGAAAAAGCCAGGATTTCTCCTGGCTTTTAATGGCATCACTGCCTCCCCATCCCGAGGGTTTTTCTTTTATTTTAATGTACCTGTATTAACAATACGCACTGGAATGTAGATAAATTCAGCGGCCTTAGTTGGCTCGATGGCAATATCAATCCATAGTTCGTTGGCATCAATACGATGAGGTGTATTATTTGTGGAATCACATACTACTACGAAGTCGTATATGCCGCGCTTCTGCATAATATCTTGTAAGAATCCATCAAACAATGTTTTCACGTTGCTACGTGTAGCTTGGTCATTTGGCTCGAAGATAAACGGACGAGCTAATGGATCAAAGCGTTCACGCAAGTAAGCAACTAAACGAGCAACGTTAACTCTATCTAACGCAGACGATATAGGACTTAAAGTCTTTTGTCCAAATACCACTAGGCCTGTTCCTGGGAAGTTAACTAACGGATTCATCTTATTAGCATACAATGTATCACGTTGTCCGTTGTTCAATGCCACAGGCATAAACTCGCCTTCCATGTTAACATAACCAAAGTTGGAACAGTTAGTTACAACGCCACGAGTTAAACCAGCTGGAGCAAACCATGGATAACTGATGCTATCGTTGTATGCATAGGTACGTAATACTGCGTAACTAGCAGGAGCAACCACGTCATATCCATTTAAGTCTGTTGTCAATACACTTGGATAGTATACTGCGGCTTCGTAGCTCTTAGTAATAATACCATCTTCGCCATTGGTACCAGCATTAACACCAGTTACCCAATCAACCCATCCTTGTGCGTCTGGTGCCAAACGTAATGGAGTGTCAACAATAACAAACGCTGTTTCTTTACGGTCAACGTTTAGTGTTAGCATTTCATCAATTAACTCTGGATATCCAGGAGCCGCAATTAATGTAAATGCCATTGTTTCTTCTCGAATCTTTTGATTCTCTGTAATTGCTTTTTGCATTGCACGAACAATAACTGCACGTTGAGCTTTGCGACCCATATATGGAGCCCCAGCCATTGGGCCTGCACTAATGTTGCCGCTAATTGTATGCCATTGTCCTTCAAGTGCATTGTACTGTTTGACATTGTATGTGGATACCATGCTGTTCCATAACAACATACCATCTGGATGTACTTCTGGATCTGGAGTTTCATCTATATTATATGAAACTGCACTACCACCAGTACCAGTGTTATCTCCTGGACGCGGAGTTAAATCAGCAAAAATAACGCCATCTGGTGTTGTTTGGTCTGCGCTGTTACGCAACTCCCATGCACTACCATCATATACTTTAATCTGAGGATAGTTATCTAAGTCATTTGTATCAATCCAGATATCGTTAGCCGCTGGGCTATCTGGCTCAGCAGTGTCAATAGTTACATCTCCCTGAACTGGTTTCCACTCACCACCTGTTTTAACATACAAGTCAGCCATTAGATCTGTATTGTACCATAATGTACCATCTACAGTAGGGCCAACTGGTTCAGTTAATCCAGCTTCGTAAACTAAGGTATCCCATGTTCCATTGGAATATCTGCGTAATTCAAATTCAGCACTAGCAGAAGTAGATTTAGCATATATGCTACCGGAACTTAGTCCTGATCCAAAGCCAGTTTCGGCATCGGTATCGTTTGCATAAACATGTACTGTAATACTTACAAACTGTCCAGTAGTACTGGAGTAGCGTTTAAGGGCCGCAGAAAATCCTCTGTTAGGAGTTGTAGTCTTAAACCATACTGATTTACTATTGGCCGCGCTAGGTACACTATAGTGTGGTGCAACTGTAACTGTGCATGGTGTGCCTTCGCCTGCAGATAAGTCAGTGGAGTTTAACCTAGACCAACCATTTACAGTTTTTTTATAAAACTTATTACTAGTTGAAGTAGTCACTACAACATAGTCACCGGTGTTGCCGTAACCAACGTTAGGTACGCTCATTGGAGTTAAGTTTTCGTCTGTATCTAATACTGTAACTGTAACTGCATTCCATTTATTATCGATTGCTTCGAAGATCCCCCATACTGAATCAGCAGTGTCTAACCAGTATGTTCCATTAGCTGGTAGGCCTGCAGGTTCGATGTGTGAAGCTTCTAATTGTGCTAAATTAACATCTGCACGTAACACATAAGCACGATTAGCAAGTCCTAAATAACTGTAAGTAGTTAATAGGCCATATTCATTTAATTCGTTACCATGTAATGGTGTTCCGTTTAAGCTCTTAAATTCTGGAGTTCCAAATAATTGAGCTAATTCTCTTTGACTTGTTAATAACACAGGCTGTCCAGCCGCTGATGCTAAAGTCTTAGATGCCAGTCCTGTTCCGCCTGGAATTGTTTTGTTTTCTGCTGTTGCCAGGATGATTAATGGCACGGTGCCTTGACCGGCGCTTGCATAAGCACTTTCGTCAATAACACTTACCGCTACGCCTGGGGATACTAATGTTGCCATATTATGGTTTCCTCTATAAGTTCCAAGTATTTGGATGTCCAAATATTTATCGTAACCTAAAGGAAAACCGGCTAATTTAGAAGCGTTTATTTAGCAAAAGACATAGAAACTACTATCTCGGTTGCATCAGTTGTTGCACCTGTGAAAATAGTTCATCTAATGTGCCATTATTGTCTAATACTGCATCGAACTTGGTTCCTACCCATGCAGTTTCACTGGCATGAATTTTTAATTTCTCTAAATAAGATCTACTTAGTGCCCATGACATGTTTTTTTGACCTTCATTATAATTAATAGCATCTTGATACCATTCTGGTTCCGGGCCACGAACTACACGTACAACTAGGCCACCAGCATTTCTGATAGATTTAATTTCATTGGGGAATCTACAATCGCTGATAACAATGTGGTCTGTACTGTTGCGTAATTTGTTTTCTAAACTAGCAATCCATATGTCGTCATGGAAACCTTTGCGACATACTTCTGTTCCCCAGTACTGTAGGACCCAACGCGGTGTTAGTGTGGGTGTATTGAGTCGTTCTGCCCACCATGGATCTACTTGCTCACGCCATTCGCGGGCTTGTTTTGTTCGGCCTTCTAACAGTTCTCGATCCCATCCAAATACTTTGCTTACAGCATCTTTTAATGTATTTGCAAAACTTTCACGCCTAAATTCATGACTGTTAACTAGATAGTCTGCAATGGTGTCTTTGCCTGACCCAATAAAACCACAAATTCCGATAATCATAAAAAATGCTCCTGTTATAGAGCATTTTAGCTTATTTGTATAATAAGGTCAACCTTAACAATTCCATTTACGAAGTGCTAGAGCCTTGCGTGTTGGCTCACCATTATCCTTTTTCATTGGACCTTTCATGCCGCCCATTCTAGCACAAAAACTCTTACGGCGTTTAGCGGCTTTACTACCTTTTTTAAGTTTGCTGGGTTTGGTGGTAACTGCTGTTTGAAGTTT